TGCTCTATCAACGCTATCCAAGGGCTAAAATCTGGCAAATATTCGCTAAAAATCTCTTAAATAACGATAATAATTCGGCTAAAAGTAGACTAAACTCTAAAAGAAGTCGTGATTCTGCTGATTATGTCAACAACTGGTAGAGGTATCAGATGAATATTCCGTCAAAGATTCGAGCTGGTGCGACGATCAAATGGAGGGATGACAGCTCTGTTGATCCCTTTGGTGATGCTATTCAGTCTACAGATGGATGGTCATTAGTCTATTACTTAAGAACTAATACTGCTTCTGAAGGTCATACAACGACTGGAACAACTTATGGCACTGGATGGGAATTTTCGGTTAGTGCTACTGCATCTGCAAATTTCGATGCTGGTGACTGGTATTTCACTGCTGAGTTTTCTAAGGGTGCTGACAAGTACACAAGGTCTGGACAATTTGAAGTATTACCTTCTCTTGTTTATACGGGTACACCAGGAGCATTCGATGGGCGGTCTCAAGCTGTTAAAGACCTAGAAGATGTAGAAGCTGCTATAAGAGCAATCGCTACTGGTAGATCAAGAGAATATACGATTGGAGATCGTACATTTAAGAGTTTGGATTTAAGTGAGTTAAGAATGTGGCGAGGTGATTTAAAAGCAATTATCGGTAGAGAAGAAAAGGCAGAGAAGATAGCAAATGGTTTAGGCAATCCACACTCAATGTATGTGAGGTTTAACTGATGGGTATTCGTACAGCATGGCGTGAACTTTGGCGTTCTAATCCTGAAGTCATTTCACCTCGTAGACAAAAAAGAGCTTATGGAGGAGCAGAAGTCAGTCGCTTAACTGCTGGTTGGACAACTTCTGTTTCTAGTGCTGATACTGAAATTAAAGGAGGTATCAAAAAGCTACGTTCCAGATCTCGTCAATTAGTAAGAGATTCAGACTATGCAAAAAACGCTATCCGTTGCATTGTCGATAATGTTGCTGGTACTGGTGTTAGATGTCAGGTTCAGGTAAGGAAGCAAAGAGGTGGAAAGTTAGACCAGCGTATTAATGATGAAATTGAAAATGCTTGGAAAAGATGGGGTCGCAAAGATTCATGTCATACAGCAGGGAAACTTTGTTGGGATGACATCACTAGAACAGCCGTTTCATCAATGGTTGAAGGTGGTGAATGCCTAATCCGTATTGTTCGTGGACAAAAGTTTGGTCGTAGCACAATTCCCTTCGCTTTAGAAGTCCTTGAAAGTGACATGCTTGACGAGGACTACACAGGCAAGAGCAGTAAGAAGGGTTGGCAGTGGAGAATGGGCGTTGAGGTTGATACTTGGGGCAGACCTCAAAATTATGCTTTCTTTACTAAACATCCAGGCGATACATTATTTGTAAATCAATCAGTAGAGGAAAAGAGTCATACTATTGTTTCTGCTAAAGACGTAATTCATTTATATAAAGTTGAACGTCCTGGTCAAACCAGGGGTGTGCCTTGGATGAGTTCAGGTCTTCAAAGGTTGCATCATTTGGATGGCATGGAAAAAGCTGAATTAGTTCGGAGTCGAGTTAGCAGTGCGTTAATGGCATGGATTCAAACTCCAGAAGGTGAACTTTCTGGTGATGATGTAATTGACGATGAGCGTGTGTATGACATGGCTCCTGGTGCTGTTCGTATGCTCGGCCCAGGTGAGACGATTCAAGTTCCAGACTTACATGCTCCTAATGGTCAATTTGAGCCATTTGTTCGTGCAATGTTAAGGGCTTTAGCTAGTGGTATTGGTTGTTCTTATGAAGCAATTTCTAGGGATTACAGCCAAACCAATTACTCTTCATCAAGATTAAGTTTGTTACAAGATCAACAGGCGTTTAAAGCAATTCAATATCAGTTAAAAGAAAACTTACTTCAGATTGTTTTTGATGAATGGTTAGAAGTAGCTGTTTTAAGTGGAACTTTATCTCTCCCTACATATCAAGCGGAACCAGATCGCTTTAGACAAGTGAGATGGCTATTCCCTGGTTGGCAATGGGTTGATCCCATTAAAGAAGTTCAAAGTGCGCAGTTAGCTGTTAAATGTGGTTTTAAAACTCAAGCTCAGGTCGTTGCTGAAATGGGTGGTGACTTAGAAGAGTTACTTATGGCTCGTAAAAATGAAGTAGAAATGGCGGAAAGTTTAGGACTTTCTTTCGATATTGAGTCAGAAAATGTTACGGATACCCAAACATCTACTAAAGTGAGTGAAACAAATTCACAAGTAGACGATGGAGAACAAACGTGATGTAGAAGAAAACATTTTGAGGCGATCTCAATCTGTTGAATTTGAGACTACTAATACAGAGGAAGAAAGAAAACTTTCTTTCCCTTTCAGTAGTGAATTTGGTGTGATGCGTTACTTCGGTAATGAAGTGCTAGAGCATACCGAAAGAAGTGTTGATTTAAGTCGATTACAAAATGAAGCACCATTACTCTGGAACCATGATCCAGACAAGGTTTTAGGTGTTGTTCGTGGTGCAAAAATTGGTAAAGATAAGAGAGCTTATGCTGATGTTGAATTTAGTAGAAACGAATTTGCATCTCAAGTTTGGGATGACATAGAAAGAGGAATATTGCGAAACGTCTCAGTTGGTTATCAAATAAATGAACTAGAGCAACGAGGAGATGACTTTGTAGCTACGTCATGGATGCCTTATGAAGTCAGTATTGTTTCGATTCCTAGTGACTTTGCCAACGTCGGTGTTGGGCGTTCTTTAAAAGAAGTTGTTACTGTTGCGCAAGAACAACCTAATATAGTAGAAGATCGTTCTAACGACTCAATAGCGTCTTCTGACGCACTGTCCACATCTACCCCAGTTCAAATGACCACTACTCCAAAGGAAACAATGGAGGTGCGTTCAGAAGTTGACACCCAAAAGGTGATCAAAGAAGAGCGTAGCCGTATCCAAGAAATTCAAACTGTTGGCGCAAAGTATGGCTTACAGGATTTAGCCGATAAGTACATCAAGGAAGAAAGAAGCATTGCTGATTTCAACTCTGCTGTTCTTCGTGAATGGAAGCCTGAAGCAATTCAACAGAATACAGGCGAGATTGGAATGACTGAGAAGGAGACAGGAAGTTTCTCTTTCTTAAGAGCATTGAACTATCTTGCTAATCCAACTGATGCAAGAGCTAGAGAAGCAGCTTCATTTGAAATCGAAGCTTCTGAAGCAGCATCAGCAAAACTTGGTAGAGCATCAAGAGGAATAACAATCCCTCAAGACGTTCTTGTAAGAGACTTACAAACTTCTCCTGGCTCTGCTGGTGGAGACGTTATTAGAGAAGAGCTTCTAACAGGTTCATTTATAGACCTGCTCAGAAATGAAAGTGCCTGTGCAAGAGCTGGTGCGACTGTACTTTCGGGCCTCGAAGGTATGATCAAAATTCCTAAGCAATCTGGAGCTGCTTCTGCAACCTGGATCGCTGAAGGTGCTGCTGCTGCTGAATCAGATCAAACACTAACTCAAGTAAGTTTGGTTCCTCGTACAGTTGGTGCTTACACAGACGTAACAAGAAAGCTACTTCTTCAGTCATCTATTGACATAGAAAATTTCGTTAGAGCTGACTTGGCTAGAGTCATTGCTCTGAAGATTGATCTTGCTGGACTTTATGGTTCTGGTGTAGCTAATGAGCCTCTAGGAATTAAGAACACAGTTGGTATTGGCGCAGAAGCTTTTGCTGGTGCTGTTCCTACTTTCCCTGAAGTAATTGCAATGGAATCTGACTTAGGTACTGCTAACGCATTACTTGGTTCTCCTTGCTATATCACTAACGCTTCCATGCGTGGTTCTTTGAAGGGAACTAAGAAGGATTCAGGTTCAGGTGAGTTTGTTTGGACTGGTGGACAAGATGGTGAGATGAATGGCTACAGAGCTTTCGTTTCTAATCAAGTTGCTGCTGGTGATGTTTGGTTTGGAAACTTTTCTGATCTTCTAATGGGCTTCTGGTCTGGATTAGATCTAACTGTTGATCCTTACACAAATTCAACTTCTGGCACTGTTCGTATAGTCGCATTACAAGATTGTGATGTAGCTGTTCGTCACGCCGAGAGTTTCTGCTTAGGGACATAAATGAGAATCGAACTCCTTAGTTCCATTTGGATTCAAGGAGAGATAGCAAAAGTAGGAGAGGTAATTGATGCTTCTCCTTCTGATGCAAAAGCTCTTATCCAATCAGGAAAAGCAAAAGTCGCTTCAGTCTGTGAAGTGAAAAAGGAGGCGAAAAAGAAATCAACTCCTAAATCTAAAAAAACTTCAACTCCCGTAGAGGAGGAATCAACAAATGACTCTTAAAAATCTCGGCTCAAAAACCGACGTTCTAAATTTATTAGGCAATGACGTAGTTGCATCAACAGCAGTTGGTTCAGCAGTCAACATCCAAACCTATGAAGGCAGTGCAGCTTTTGTTTTAACAGCAGAAGCAGGTGGATCTGGTATTACTTATGCTGTAAAGATCACTGAATGCGACACTTCTGGCGGTACTTACACAGACGTTACAGGTGGTGCTTTCACAACTACTTCTGCAAACACAGCATTAGTTGAAAAGATCTACCTTAACGTTTCTGAGTTAAAGCAGTATTTGAAAGTTTCAACAACTGTTGCTGGTGGAACTGGTGCAGGTGCTTTAGCCGTCGTAGCTCTTGCTTCTAAGAAGTACAGCTAATAGTTAAGTGTCATTCTCTGACGATTTAACAACAATGCTAGGCAGTCCGTTTGCATCATCCTGCACGGCTGGTGGAACGACTGCCAATGGCATTTTATCTGAGCCGTCCCAAGTCCTAATGGACGGGATGGTTCTTTTTAGTGACTATCAGTTAAGAGCAAAAAATAGTGATTTTGGAACATTAAAAGCTGGTGATGCAATAACTGTTGCGGGTACTGGTTACACAGTTAGAGAAACACGATTCTTAAATGACGGATTAGAAGTTGATATTGCCTTGCAAAAGACATGACGACTAAAAGAGAACAAATTTTAGATCAAATCAAATCAGTATTAACTTCTACTGCTGGTGTCTCTTCCAGGGTCTATCGCTCAAGAGTAGTTCCACTCAGTAGAGGGGAGTCACCTGCCCTTGTTATAGAGCCAGTTTCAGATAGTTCTCAAGCGAATTTAAGT